AATTCGCCAACTTCTAATTGAATTTCATTGATACCAAATTTAGCTACGTTAGCTAAACCATCAGTGTTATCAACGCCTGATTGATAACTAAGAAATTCATTTTTCATGTTGTTTAAAGCTTTTGTGACAGATGTTAATGAAACTCTATCTACAAGTTGTATGTCCGCAGCGGAAAAATTACCTGTTGTAAAAGCTTTTTCTGTATTTTCTTTTATGGGAGTATCGTTAAAATAAACAGATCCTAGAACATCTAGACTGTCTGCTTTCTGCCCATCTCGTAGACACAAGCCTTCTATTGGCCCTTCGGAGATTAGATCAAGGGATTTAAGGCTAGAGTTGCTTTGCAATAAATTAGCGTTCCCTGGCGGAACCAAAAACACGTTTTCAGCATCACCTCCAGCTTTACCAGCACCCATGACTCCGTTTTTAAAATTATTTTTAAATACTTTCATTAAATTTTTCTAACCTTGAATTCAAAACCTTCAAATACACCACTTTCCGCTAATATATTTACACCATAAAAATCTTGAGACATATTTATAATTGTTTTTTGAGATAAATAACCTTGATTTTTAAAATTTAAATTAATTTCATTATTGCTGTTATTTGAGTTTACTTCTAGTTTTATATTACCTGATTCTCCGCTAACCATAGAAGAGGATATTTCGCAAATAGCTTTTGAACCATTGCCATAAAAACCTGTTTGATTATTAGAAGATTCAAAATTCGATAGATTTCCAGAGAACTGATCCCAGTGATGAGCGGAGTAAATTGGAGAAATGCTATCTTGGTATCTTTGCATAGCAGATGTATTTCCTGGTATTACCCCATCAAAATTAAAAGGATTGCTGTCTCCAAAAGCATCTTGTGCAATAATTTTAAATTTTATTATTTCATCTACAGGCAATTTACTTATTTCAAAATCATAAAGAGGTATGCTGTAAACGAGCTCTCTACTAGTTGGGAAAAATGTCTTAATTACTTCGTCATTTGCATACACAACTATTGATCTAACTTTTTCAAATTCTTTTACTTTTGCGATTATGAATAGATCTGTGCCTCCTAATACTTCAGCGCTTAAAATTTCCGCAGGCAGATCAAAAATTGTTTTTTCTAACCAATCTATCATTTTATCGTCATGATACAGTTCGACTTTGAATTTCATTTCTCTCACTAATTTTTGCGTAAATTCTTTTAATTGATCTAAAGAAAACTCAAATTCATCTACTCTTTGTTTTGAAAGTATTTCTTCATCTTGAATTTTTATTGTTACATAATAGTTATATGAACTAAGAAGCATTCTCCTTCCAAAAACATTGCGTACATCTACATTTATTTTAATCTGTTCGTCATCACTTTTAATTTCTACTTTGTTTAGAAAAGGGTTAGCAGAAATTATTGAACCTTGATCTTCAATAGCGAAAGTTTCTTCGATAAACGAGCTAGACTCTGGGTTCTTAACGGATTTAAATGTCAAATTGTAGTCCTCCCCAAAAATAGGAAGATTATTAAAAGAAAAATTTGTTATTGGCTCGTTACTTGCCGACAAATTATTTATATTTTTTTCGAATTCTTTTTCGACGTATTGGGCATTTGGGTATGTAACTCCAACTCTATATTTTGTTTCTATTCCATTTGCTGCACCAGTAATATTACCAGTGACAAACCCTAGACCCATGTGATCAATGCCACTTAAAAAACTAACTCCAAGGGGAGGTGTAGGTGTATTTATGTGATTTGCTGGTTCACCTATATTAAACAAAGCTTGTTCTGATTCTTGTGTATTTTCATAAGTCTCTATAAAATCAAATTTACCACTATGAAATTCTTTCGCTTTTACTTGATATAAATTTTCATCTACTTCACTAATATTTTGCACTCTGTATTGTTTCTTTTGTACTGTATCATCTACAACTTGTGCTATAGAATTTTTTGGGCCTAATGAGCTAAATATATCAACAGTGTTTTTTTCTTGTTTAGGAAATAGGTTTATAAAATCTCCACTAATCGAAAAGCCAGTTATATCCAAAAAATGTTTTTGGTCTGTTAAAATTTTTTCAGATTGGAATGCAAAATTATCAAATTTTAATTTTTCATATGCTTCTTGTAGGCTTTCTATTTCGAGAATCGATACCATCAAGTTTGCTGCTTTGTTAACATCTATAATAAACTCATTGTCGTACAGATGTTTATCATAATTATTTAATGTTATATTAGGTACAGAAAATGAATGATCTACAGCTGGCATACTCCATTCGGTATTACCCGCAGCACTAGAAGTTAAATCAGTTTCATATACAATATTTTCTATAAATTTATGGGGTTTGTCTAATTGATATACATCTTTTAGTTGAAAAATTCGCAAACCTTTCACATAGTCCGTCGCAGCGTATGTGGATCTTCGTTCAACTTCAATAACGTTTCCTAAAAAAGTCAGAAGGCTTTTGTTTCGTAAAAATACAATAGGTGACCTAGATTTTATATTTTCGTAATTCCAAAGTGTTCTATTAGTTTCCCATTCGACATTACTAAATCTATGGTCAGGTCTAGCAAAGTATATATTCTTAGTATCATATTCGCCTGAACCTCCTTTCAAAGTGTGAGATATATATACATTTTGATCAGCGTCAAAAAATAATTCGATTCTGTCGTAGGTGTCATGGCTAGAACTTCCCCAAACAAAAACATCTGAGTAACTATTAGCATCAGTAAATGTGTCTCCCGTAAATTCCCTGTATCTAATTGATAAACCGTAGATACTAAAACCTATTTTTTTATAAGTAATTGCTGGTTTATCATTATTAAGCTTCATATCGAAAAAGAAACTGCTATTATTGGTTGTATCCTCATTTCCAAACTCGTGTTTTTGACTCGTATTATTTGAAGTGTCGATTTTATATAAAATATATTTACTTGAATCGCTGCCGCTGCCGATGCCAACTACCCTAATTAATAAATAAAGAAATCCAGAAGAATCAATTTGTCCTACTATTCTATTACTACTGGAATGCACAGTGGCAGATTTAAATCCAGTATTATCATCTGTTATAATATTATATGACCAGCTTGACGTATCCGTAAAATCCCCTCCACTATATTTAAAATAACCCACTTCAGGATAAGTGTTTCGCTCTACGGTAAACGGTATAATGACATTATCTGAACTGTCAATTACGACATTGGATTCTGGCCTCAATACTATATCTGGAAAGTCATCTCTTAAAAAATCAACTTTATCAAATGTATTACCATTTTTCTTTAAAACTGTTAGGATGGATTGGCTTGACGATACAGAGTCTATCATAACAAGTATATAAGGTAACCCTTGACTGTTTGCTTTGATATCCAATGCCCTAATAGGCCTGTCGATAATATCGGTCAAATCATAATCCGTATGGACATAACTTGCATTCGAAACATCTCCATCTGTTATAGTCGCTTCTGTATATCTTATCTTGTAGTTTGAGTAGTCTGTTGCGCTTTCATTTACTATATGCAATTTTTCTTCAAAATTAAAAGATTCTATTGAGTATATTTCTTTTTTTGTGCTAAAATTTCTTAATTGATCACTTATTTCAATTACATTTCCTGGACTTAAAAACAACGCACTATCATTTGTTCGAAAATTTACTATTTCTGTTTCATATGAGTTGTTATATAAGAACTGCTTTCCATATCTTCTTGCTTGGCTTCTTGATGTGAAAGCAGTAAATTCTAATTCTTTTTCTATTTTGCCATACTCTCTTAGCAAATTACTGTCCTCTACATATTCTATTTTTTTCTTAAAACTTTCATGCTTATCTAAAAATGGAACTTTAACTACCGTTACTCTATCTTGCTTATATTTTTCTGAATATGTAAAATCTCCATCCACAACATCAACATTAGAAAAAGCCCAAGATGGCTCAGTAGGTCTATCTGCCCATAAATTATACTTTCCATTTTCAACATAAAGCGCACCAAAAAACAAATCAGTTATTGCATTTATTAAATCAAATGCATTGTAATCTTTTTTGACTAAAAAGTTACAAGATAATCTTGGTTCAGTCTGGCCTTTTTCATCATAGAGTGGCAAGAAAAAACCATCATCATCTACGGAGTCAAAGTATCTACCAACATCATAAAAATTAAAAACATTGACATCTTCTGCAGCATCAACCATTGCACCAGCTCCGTGTATATAATTAGTTAGCAAATCATAAATAATCCAAGCAGGATTGTCTGTCCATTTTTTCTGCAACATGCCACTCCAAAAAAGATCTTTTTCGTAAATTCTATTAGAGCTTCCTTTGTTAATTATTTTTACTATTTCCACGCGGTCGTCTACGCTTGGGCTTGTAGCCTCTCTACAAAATGCCAGACTTTCTTCTGATATGGCTAAAGAAAATTTTGGCCCGCCATACCCCACGAATCTATCGTTAATTCCGTCGTCAGTGGGAGTATGTCTATGTATATTAACTATAAATTCTTCTTTTTGCGGATGTTTCAATATAACATATACTGCTCCCCTGCCGTTCGCGCCGCCTACATCTAAAGGATTTTCTGCGGAATTATGAGCTCCTACCGCGATCATAGGATCATTATTTTTGTTAAGGGTAATTGATACAGTTGAGCCAAATCTTTCATCTCTACTGCTAGTCTGCGTTTGGTTTGGGAAAGGAGTTTCAAAAGTAGATCCTCCTGATGTTAATTCTCTAACCACCTGCGGGGTAAATTCTTTTACAAATTCATAATTTTTTCCATTATATTTATATAAAAATACTAATCCGTCGTTTCGACCGAAAGGCCCTCCACCAGTATATGCATGCCCAGTCACTAACCATTTTCCGATTGAGTCGCAAACGCTGTTGTCACTTGCGCTAAGCTCAGTAAATCTTGGCGGAAGTATGACTTGGTCCAAAGACCACTGATCACCTCTAAGTTTATACACCATGGTAAGACCAAAAGATAGAGAACCAGCCATTGACCTTGAGGTATTTAAGAATTCCACTCTTGATGATCGCTTTGTTAATATTATTGTACGGTTATCTGGGCTAGCAAGCCCGACCAGATCTGAATTTGCGCTACTTCCATTTCCTAAAGTTATATCAATTTCTCCAACAATTTTATCTATAAAAATGCCACTCTTTTCCGTAAAAGTTGTTACTGATTTATTGCTCAAATTAACAACACGTATACCCATTTTAGTGCTCGAACCAGAGTGGGTTACAAAGATAGCAATCTTTTGATCTTTAGAAATTTTGCAATCTATTATTGCTCTGCGCTCTCCATCAGTAAAAGTTGAATTAAAAAAATATTTTGACCACACACCATATTCATTTTTCTTTGCGATTAACATCGCATGATCGACCCCGCGTCCACCAAAAGTAGATTGAGCAGTCGGACTTGTATCCAAGGAGTCGCAAATTAAATAATCTTTATTAATATCTATGCATTCTTCTCCCAAAGCACCTATATTCTCGTATTCTAAATCTACAAGACGGACTGTATCAACATACATCTCATCAGGTATAACTGCACCGTAGTCATACTTTGGTATTTGACTTCCTAGATAAAAGAAATGCAGAAGTTGGGTAACATATTGCGTTTCAGTACGTATTGGATTGACTAATATCTGATTGACTTGTGCTGCAAAAATTTTTAAATACAGTCTACGACTATATGGATTTCTGATTGTAAGTATATCACTAGCATCATTGTAATAAAAAAGACCGTCTGATATAGTTCTGGTTGCAAAAACAATGTCTGGCTCTACGGAATTGAAATCATATACACCTCCTATTACAAACCCAGCCGCCTGTTCTACTAAAGGTTCATTAGTGTTCAAGCCCCTGAGATAGGAAGCTGAAATATATGCCGAAAATCTATATGATTTAAAAGGGTCTAAATACAAGAATTCTTTGTTGCCAAAATTATATGGCTGAGGTTTTTGAAAACGATGTTCGTTTTCGGTGCGCACTGTAATCGGAGTTCCGCCCAATGGCATCGGAACAATGACTGTTGTTACATCTGTATATATAATATGATTCTCACGCAGACTCACGTCTGTAATGCTTTTAATTCTCTGTGTGGAGTTATTATTCCAATTTAAAACTGATTCACTATCATCTGCCCACTGGTGACCCCCGTCAATAAAGTTTCGCAGACTATAGCGATCGGATGTGCCAGCTTTTAATTTTGTAAAATCACCATAACCTCTTTCATCGTAAATATATATTTGGCCGTAAGTAAAAGTCGACCCCGCGTCTCCCCAACCTTCCTCAGCTACGGCTAAAAAATCGCCTCCAATAGCTAAAACTCTTCCAAAGATACTAGCCCCCGCCCTTTCGGATCTTTTCGCAAGTACTTTTGGTGACGCAAATTTGGTATCACCAAAAGCCTCAACTGAATTGTTAAATCTTTTATCATCTCCATCTCTTCCTAGCGGTTCATAATTTTCTGGGACAAAGGCTTTTAAAAGTTTTGTGTCATAAGATCTATCTGGTATTTCGTCAAAGTTTTCTGAGTCTACGACAGTACCTATCATTGCAGAATTAGGATAGCGGAAATCTGTTTTTAAATTTTCTTTTATATAAGCTAATGCAGCATCGCTGTTAATTAAAGCCGAGTCAGTTTCAAAATCTTTTTTGAAAATTTTTACATATCTTGGGTGACGTCTTTTTAATTCATTAATAGTAAAATTTTCAAATCCTGCTGTGCCTCTTAGAGTTTGATAGTCACCAACATCGAAAACCAAATCTGGGATTTCGACTAAATAACCCAAAGCAGTTGTTCCTCTATAAGTATATGTTTGAGTCGTCATTATAGATGTATTTAATAAACCAAATTCTACTCCAATTCTAATACTTTTATCCTCTGGGACACCAATTCTAAATCGAAGATCAACTTCTAAATCTCCTCCAAAAAGCCCAGGCTTGTCTGTGACATTGTATTCGTTTACTGATTCATGCTGTGTATCATTAAGTTTTACAATATTAAGAACAGGCTGCACAGACTTAACGTATGGGTTAGTTACAATATGAGTGTAAGCGTTTCTATCTGTGGTCACTGACGGTGCTTGATTCCAAGATGCATATTCTATTCCTGCTCTAACATCTGAATTACTAGTTCCATCGACCGCTAAACCTGCACCCGCTTGTGAAAGAGTAGCATACTCTCCGAATAAATTTCTATTACTAACACTACCAGATGTAAAAAATACAGAACTTCCATTAGGAACTTTTCCAGAAAAAAAGTAATTACTATCAATTCTTGCATTACTAATTATTTCTGAATATACCTGAAAGTCTCCACTTCCGCTAAGTCTAGCAAAATAATAGTCTTTATTGTTTTCTTGATCTTCGATCGCATAACCAGTAAATGTTCCAGTAGCAAGGTTATTGCTACTAATTAAAACACCATCTACAGACTCGTTAAAAGTAACTCTCCCTGTTCCAGTAATAGTAGAAGTATAGTAGCTAGATCCGTCGAAATTTTGA